TCCGTCAATTGATGATGATAATACATATGAAGCGGTATTTGCAGTTCCTGTTAATGTATCTGCAGTTAAACTACCACTTACACTCAATGATCCAGACAAAACTATATCTTCAACTGCATTAGCAGTTAAGACGTTGTATACATCTGAAACATAACTTGCTGATATAAGCCCACCAGCTACAATACTTGTTCGATTAGTTCGTATTACGCCCATTTAATTGCCCTTTTAGTATAAATATAAAGATATTAAGAACTTACTACTCTTCCACGAATATCTTGATTAGGAAATTTTACTTCAAATATACTAGGATCTAATGAAGGATAAATTACACCGTTTTTTGTTGCTGGATTTAAATCATATACATTTCCAGAATAACCATTTTCTGATTTGTATAAATTTGTAATTTTTGTAGAAACTATAGTTTGTACTCCTTTTACGTTACCTATAATATTAGTAATTGCTGATTTTATTATAGGTTGATTAATTTGCCATTTATCAATTTCAAAATATGTTTTTAATGCATCTATACATTTTAATAAAACTTCATTACTATTATAATTAGGAAGAGTTGTGATTTCAAAATTAATACCAATATTAATTATAAATGCATCTTTTATATTTACAGCATCAGTTAAAATACGATAATGATTTAAATAATTTTTTAAATTTTCTTTAACGGCTTGATTCAATTCAACCAATTGTTTTGATGCATTATATCCTAAAACATACATGTTTAATGCTAATGGATTAGCAATACGTTTTTCAACTTGGTCTTGTTGAAGTATTTGATCATCTGGAACTATATATGCTTTTGATACACTTCCAAATTTTGCTGGCATTGAATATGCTCGTATAATATAATCTTCACGCGTTACTAATCTGTTTTGTGTTGCAAAATTACCTAATGCGTTATTTTTTATGTCTTGCAAACTATCTTGATTTTTTGCACCAGTTGCTGGATCAGGATTATTCACAGAAACAGAAGATTTAACAAAATTAACTGTACCAGCATTATTAGTGCTATTAACATCATCTTCAAATTCTATAAAATCTACTTGTGTTAATACATTGGCCGGTACATTATCTGTAATACCGTTACCTACAGTATATTTAATTGTTAATGTTGTATTTGAAGGAGCTTGCCCATAAGTTCTAGTAAATAAAAAGTTAGAAGGATCGATATCAACATCAATTGATCTTCGAAATCCTGCTAATCCATTTCCTACATTATCCGGATTTGGTATTACTTCTTCGTCGTTATTATCTGATATTCCTGATCCGAATTGTATTTCTAACAAATTATCACTACGTAATCTTGTAATAAAACGTTTAGATGATTTTCTTAATTTTAATAAACTTGGTGCAGCTGATCTAAATACAGATAAATCTGGATCATTTTCTGCTAAATTAGGAACAGATTGAAAAACAGTGTCTTGTGCCAAATATGGAACTAAATACCAATTATCACCATCTGATTCTTCACATGAAACAATATCAATAATATTTCGATCTGGTAACACAACTTTATCATATGCAATTGGACTACCAAATGTAAATTTCGAAGTTTTAACAGCACCAGATACAGCACGTACTTTTTTCTTTAATAAATAATATATAGGCTGTTTAGTTGCATCGTCTGTTTCATATATGGTAACATCTGTTGTGTTATTGCTAGATGAAAACGCAAAATCTACTGAGTCTAAAGTTCTAAACACAGAAGGTCCATTTTCTTGTTTTATTTGAAATCCAGGTTTAATAGTTAATGCATAATTGTAATCGGGACGAACTTCTGTGCCAGAGCCAATAGATGGAACTAATTGAAAAACATCTAAATCAACATATGCTGGAATAGCATTTTTAGGTGTATATCCTAATTCTTTTGCTATATCAAATATATTAGAACGTTCTGTTGCTTGTTCTAATAATGATTCTTTTATATTATTATCAGCATAATAAGACAATACATCTCCTACATATGAAGCCATTTCCATAAATAACATTCCTGGAGATGATTCATTGAAATCTGTATATTGGTTTGGAAAATATTGTTTAGTAAAATCTATTAAATTTTTACGAAATTGTCCAAAATCCTTATTAATATATGTTATGTCTTTTTTTACGCTCATTTTATTCTATTGTTATAGTACTCGAATCTTCATTTGCAATTATAGTAATTTTATCAGTAGTAAATCCATCAACTGAATATTTTAAAATTATTTTAATTGTATGTAATAATGATGGATCATCATCTACATTTAATATTTCTAAGTTTTCAACTACGATATATGGTAACCAAAAACTTAATGCCGAACTAATTTCAGTACTTATAAGCTCTTTTGTGTCGTCATTGCTAGGCTGAAATACTACATTTAATAAATTTGTTCCAAAATTTGGTTGATTGTATCGTTCACCTTTTCTGGTTAATAACAAATTTCTGATATTAGCTCGAGCTTGATCGTTTGTTGTGAATAATGTTTTAAAAATACCAGGATTCCCAAACGACAAATCTACACCTAAACCAATTTCAGGCTGTGACGTTGTATCATTAATTGTTTGTATTCGGTAAGCCATCGTTTATATTATTATGGTTTAAAATTTTTCTTTTTGTCTATTGCTTTCATTAAAGCTGAATAATCACGTGTCATTGCTTTAGCTACAATTGGATCTACTTGCATATTTTTGCCAGTATCAGGATCTTCCATTATTTGCGGAGCATTGTTTCGCATCATTCCAAAACCTTGTGCATTATTTGATGTAAAAGACATTTCAGGCATTCCTTCTTGCATTATTTCTGCATATCCAGGTACTTGTTGTTCTCGTAATCCAACAGTTTCATTTAATATGTCTGAATATCTATTTTCTTTAAACAATGTTTTTTTCTTTGCTCTTTTTTTAGATACAGGAGGTTTAGCAACTGTTTCTGTTTGTAATTGTGTAACTGTAGACTGTAATCCTTCACGAAGAATGTCAGTCAATTCTTCTTTAATAACTTCACGTACGGCAGTTTTAAGTGCTTTTACAAGTGCTTTATTTGACATAGGTATTCTTTTTTATTATAAATATGTATGATGTTAATTTAAAGGGTCTCCCCACTCAGTGTCATTTATTTTTGGTCCATATGGTAAATTGTTTTGAGTATCCACATAAAAATCACCAGGCTTTCCTAAATCTGCCGGGGGCGGACCATTTTGTTTATAAACTTTACTTGGAGCCTCTAATAATGACGTTAATAAATTTTGTTGTTGTTCTACTAATTGTTGTATTGCATCTGATCGTTGATCTAAATCAGATTCAGAAACATTTTTTAATTGATAGAATTCAGAAGGAAGTAAATCGTTATAATCAAAATCTTCTCCAAATTCTGAAACACCACCATCATCATCATCTCCTGTTGTTACCGTTGGTACTTTCAAAGAATTATTTTCATTACACGCAGTATTTAGTTTATTGATAGCACTAGTTAATGGTGGTACTAATGTGTTTAATTTTGATATCATTTGATTAGGTACATCCTGTAACGGTTTAATTGCTGATATAGCATTTGCAATTAATTCGTTTTGTAATTGGGTAGCTAAGTTGGCTATGAAAACTGGAGCAGTTATTGGATTCGTTAATTGTGCTACAGATAATGCAGTTTTTACAGCTAGTGCCGTTTTTATTAAAGTATCAATTGAATTAATTATCGATTGAATTCTTGGTATAGTTTCTTGTATTTTTTGTATGCCTTCCTGTACAGATTCTAAATCATTTTTTATTTTTTGTACACGAGGATCATCACAATTTATTCCTTTTGGAAGTTTAGTTGATTCTTGTATAACTGTTTTTGTTTTGTCTAATGTTTGATCTGTTAACTTGTTAAGTTCTTGTTGAACTCTATCTACTCCCAGAGCAGGTAATTTAGTTAATTGATCTAATGGTGGTGTTATTGCCATATTAATATGTATTTTTATTTATAAAATATTTTGAACTTAATAATTCTTGTAATTGACGTTGAGCTCGTTCAGCATATGAAAGATTTATAAATGTTCCCGATGCAGATCCACATTGAACTACGGTTCTTAATTGATTTAAAATATTTTGTAAGATATCAAATAAAACTTCTCCATGGACCATGCTTTCAGATGCATCTTCACTTCCTAATTTTATTTCTCCTGTTGAATTTAAAACTATACCAATTGGTGAGTCTATAACTGCTAAATCGGTTCGAGCTTTTAATATAACACGATCTGACACGCCTACTAGTTGTGATCCAATATAATTAGTTTCAGTTCCATTTGATGTAATAGTACCAGTTAATGAATTAGGTTGATTTTTGCTTCCTAATGATAAAGGTAATTTTTGAGTACTTGTTAAATATAAAGAAGCTTTATCTGTGTTTATGTTTTCAGTAACAAATTGTTTGTCTTCTTTATATTCACGACCATTTGAAAGAATAAGTATTGGATCTCCGTTATTATTTCCACCCCAATTGCCAGCAAATGAATAATCATCTTTAAAATCTATAGTACTGCTAAATCGTATACTGTTTCCAAATCTTCCTTCTAACATTAAATCGCCACGATATGGTTGAAGTGGAGATACTTTATAATTTTCTTCTTCAAATTTTTCGTCTAATTCAATGTCTTCTGTAACAGTTGGTAATATATTGCTATTAATATTAGAACTAGGAGCCATTGGCGCCATATAATACCATTGCGTATAATATTCATCGACATTAGACTCATGATTAAATGATTGAAATATTAAAACAGATTCTCCTGGTATTGGTATTTGTTTTATGTTAGCATTGTAAGGTTTTACATTTTCTATAAACTTTAATCGACCGTTGAGACTATATTGTACGTCAATAGCAAAAAGCATATCTGAACTAGCTATAGTAGTTTCTTCTGTCTCATTGGTTTGTTCATTGATAATACGTTTACCAGATGGGTACGTTACATTTTCATTGCGTTTATAGGTATCACCTGCACTTGTTTTTTTCTTAACTTCAGCAACATGAACTACAGTATCAAATAATCCATCATGATTCGGCATCCGTATTATCCCTTAATTTAATTTTAGCGTCATCAATCTTTTTCTTAATTTCCTGATCTTCTTGTTCAATTTTTTCTATTTCATCTTCTAATTCATGAGATAATGTAGTCTGAGCAATTTGAATCAATTGTTGTTTTTCATCATCTGATAATAAAGAATCTGCACCCGTTATAGTTTGTGTAGTAGATATATAACGTTGAACAATAGCCGTTAGTTTAACTAAATGATCATCATTTTTAACTGCTACATCTAAATATTCTTTAATAAGTGGAACTATGATAGTAGCGTCTGACGCATTTCGTATTAATGGCTGAAGCTGTGATATAAGTTGATTTATTTGTCTATCTTTCTTTTTGGAGTTATGATAGACATCATGCATAAGGTCCGCAAAACTGGTACCCTTGAATATTTCATCATTTCTATCCATACTTGTCCTTTAATAATAAATATTAAAAAGGCAAATTCATGAATTCATTATTAGCATATTCTTGAAATTTACTTTCGTAAAGATTTTTTAATGTTTTGACAACGCGCGTTACATTGGTAGTAGGAAGCCCCGTACGTTCTCTAACTAAAATATAAAGAGCTTTTTTATTATATTCTTCAATATTAACACGTTGTTCGAATAAATGCAAAACAGAATCAGCTACATGTATATCGGTTGAATTTGTAAAAATGTAATTTAAATTATCATAACAATATTCAACAAATTCATCCATAAAATATTTAACAACTTCACGCATATCATCATTATGCATTTCGGTTGGAATATTTCGTTGTTCGTCTAAATCAATTGGCTCTCTGTCTTGTTTTAGTTTAACATATGCTTTTTGATTCTCTGCAATTAAATAATTAAATGATGTTCTTGTATAATATGAATATGACTTTCCTGAGTCAGGTTTAAATTTATCTAATCGAGCTGTTAAATACGTAACTAAATCAGTTTGTAAATCTTGAAACGAACATTTATTCAAAATATATGTTGGTTTCATTTTATTAATTAAATTTTCTGATAATTTTAAAAATGCTGGATATATAAATCTTCTGTATATTTTTTCTCGCTGTGCTACACTGTCTGATTTATTATACGCACATATAGCTATGTCTTGTATACGTGTGTAATAGTTATTGCTTTTCTTCCTCTTCCTCGGCATTAAATTCTCCCTTTAAATTTTCTATTACTTCGGTTAATAATTCAAATGTAGTTCCAGATTCATCGTCTTTTTCAAAAGCGCCTAAACGATCAATACGTTTCATTTCATTGTATGAATCTTCAATTCGTCTATACATATATTGATTTGTCTCGGCAACTGATTTATAATAATCTTCACTATCAGCAATAAGACCTGCTAAAATAAAAGCTCGATATGCAAAATATACTGTGCTAGCAAAAAATACTATTGATAAAATAATTAATATAATCATGATATGTCTTTAAATATATCCGCTATTGAGGCACCCATATTTGGATTATTTTCTGCTAAATTTTTAATAGCGGTACTTTTAGTTGCTTTACTTTTTTCGGATACTTTGGTAGGAGTTCCTGACTTATAATTTTTCCAACGCTCATATTCAATTTGAGCTGCCATATGATCACCATGATGTAAAATAATAGCCATATTAGTTTTCAATTTAGCTTGTGCACTTCTTGCAACAAAATAAGGTTTATTAGAATCATCATACATTCCGTCATGAATCTTTATAGCTTGATATTCATTCCAAGACATTGGTATTTCATATTTTTGTAACAACCAAACAGAAAGATCAGGCACCATAGTAAAAGGAATATTTTCATTATGTTTATACATTCGACCCATATTCTTTGCCAATCCGAAGTCTCTACTTGATAAACTTCGTTACCTTCTCCCGGAAATCCTATTTTACCTAAGTCATGATGCATTGCTGCAAACATTAATTCTTCTAATGTATAACCTGACATATCAGCGCCACTCTTTTCCCATAAAATATACAATTCATGGGTACATCCCATTACACGAAGTACATGATCTACATAACCTCCTGCAAAGGCATTATGAAAATGTGCTATTGAAGATGCTGGCATCATTGCGATTCGTTCTTCAAAGTCATCATACATTTTGTGAATTTGTTTGGCTCTTGTAGGAAACTGTAAATCAATTTCTTCTCGAAACGTTTCCCAATTTTCTTTTATTTGATTTGCTTCTAACATAATACTATAATATTAAATTATTTTCGTAAATCCAATATCTTGCCGTTAACTAGATCCAAAGTGCATTTCCAACACGTAACTGCAGTTGCATTAACATCTACTCTTTGACAGATTCGATCACAGTATTTACACTGCATTTTTTTATAACCTGATTTCTTTTTTACTACTTTATTTTTTCTCATGTTTATTCTGATCTTATTATAACTCGTTTTTGTTTTTCTGGTTCTGATATAACTTTTGTTTCTGGCTTAGGGGAAGTCGGAGGAGTTGGGGCTTTAACCCGCTCGGCTTGACTCTCCTCCTCTGCGACTTCTGGTATCACCTCAGACAGGGAATCTTTTGTTTCAAACAATCGATTTGCTGCTATTAATAACATGACAGCTAAAGGATCAAATACAAATATAAAAAGCAGTATAAACCAATTAACAACACTATCAACTGGTTGGTTTACACGTTGTGCTACATATTTAATGGGTCCTACTTCGGCCGCAACTTCGCTTTCTGTTTGTATTTTGAGCATTTGTTGATCTAGGTTGCTAACAGAGTCTGAAAATGCAATTTCTCGGCTATATAATGTGTCTCTGCGTGATATTGTTTGATTTAATTGTTTTTCTAATACTCTTCTGGTTGCTGAACTAGTTGTTGTGATAAGTTGACCATCAGCATTAGTATATTGAATAACATTGTTAGAAAGTCCTGACGTTAATTCTGTAATATTTTTGTTTAACGATTCCTTTTCAACTCTAATATCATTTGCAGCTGTTTGGTATCTTTCTTTTTTTAATTGCAACACGGATAATTTAGATTCTTGATTTTGAAGTTCATATGCGGTTTCTTGATAGGCAGAAACTAAAAATCCGTATATACCTAAAGATGTAATACACATTAATATGAATACAGCTGTTACAAGATAGCTTTTTAATAAAGCTGATATTGACTTCCATTGACGATGTAAATAAGAAGCAGTTATTAATTTGCTAACTTCTAATATTGAAGCCATGATAATAACTGCGGTAGCTTGAGCTGAAAACAATTTGCTTAAACCAAATACACTGTAATATGCAGCAGTCCCGGCTAAACCTAAAGATGCTGATAATACAATGTATGGGAAAACATGTTTCACTTACTCTCTGTCAATATAATATCTTGCTGATTCTAATTTTCGAAAGGCTCTTGCTAAATTGTCTATTGCAGACTTTTTATCAATTTTACCTTCTAATAACATTTTACCTGTAGATTGGACGATATTCTTTGCGTCTTCGATATCATCTGTTAATTTTGCTTTGTAACGATATTGTGCCATTGTGACCTTTTTTTTTATTATTATTTAATATAAATATGTTATTCTACAATTAATGGTGTTTGACAACACTCTACATTAATATTCTGCAGAGCCAACTCTTTTGCCTTAGCTTCAACCACAACATCTAAACTATCTACACCATAAGTATTAGGAGTAGTCAAAATATAGTCAGCATGGGCTTGCTCTTTAATCTTACTGAACTCTTTGTATGCCTTAGCAAAAGTAGGCCAAGAGGGCAAATCCTCCCAAGCAATATTATGCTTTTCGCAAATGCCTTCAATAAGACTTTGCTGCTCGCGTCTGCGAGATTCGCTGTAATGAGTGCATTGAGTAACGCCGTGCTTCTGCCAAGTCTCACGAGCCATAAAGAATGCCTCCTCCTCGGATAAGTCACCAGTATTAAAAGTATGATGCCAATAGTCAAAAGTAATAGGAATATCAGTAACGGAGTGCACCATTTCGTATAAGTCACGTACAGAATACATAGAACCTTTGTCGTCATTCTCAACAACTAGACGAGCACGACACGACTCAGATAGTCGATAATAATTCTTGATCCATCGTGCAATAGTAGCCGGCTTATCGCCATACGTCGCACCTATATGAATATTAATCTTATTGTCATAACTAGGAGCATAGCCAAGCATATC